CTAAAGACGCATATGAGGCTTTTACCCAAAACCAAAGTTATCGCCCACCGACTGCAAAGGGTACTTGCTTTAAGCCTAGCGAAGAGCCTGGAAGTTTGATCGAACAAGGTGGTTTGACATATGTAAATAAATTTTGGCCGGTTGAGATTTTGCGAAAAGTGGGCGATGCCACGCCGTTTTTGCAGCATCTTGAAAAGCTCTTACCTAACGAGCGTGATCGTACCATAGCACTATCCTACATGTGCGCCATTGTGCAGTATCAGGGGCATAAATTCGATTGGTCAGTGCTATTCCAAGGATTGCCAGGTAACGGCAAAACCATACTGTCGTATTGTGTTCAGGAAGCCGTTGGCCACCGATACACATTCTTCCCGCGTGCTGATCAAATAAGTGAGAAATTTAATAGTTGGCTCTTTGACAATATTTTTATCGGTGTTCACGACGTTTCAATACCAAGCCAAAAGCGTGAAATTTTTGAGATATTGAAGCCGATGATAACCGATAAGCGACAATCAAACCGGGCTATGCAAGCTGAGGGTGTGATGGTCGATGTTGTGGCTAATTTTATATTTAACTGCAATCCTAGCGATGGACTTCTAAAAACTCTAGACGATAGGCGGATATGCCCATTATTTTGTGCTCAGCAGAATGTCGGGGATAAAGAGCGTGATGGCATGACTGGGGAATATTTCCCGAAGCTTGTGGCATGGCTTAAAGCTGACGGCTACGCTATTGTGAGCGAGCTTTTGCATACTTGGCCAATCCCTCGTGAATTTGATCCGCTATATGGGTGCACAGAAGCCCCAGTGACCACAAGTACGCGGCGGGCGATTGAAGCGAGTAGTGGTACGATCGAGCAAGAGGTTAAAGAGGCGATTGAACAAGGGCTACCGGGCTTTCGTGGCGGTTGGATATCATCTATCATGCTTGACAAGTTGTTGGAGTCGCTGGGTTTGGCAAGGCGTATTACAAGGTTCAAACGCAAAGAAATGTTGATGAGTATGGGGTATGTGCTGCATCCCGGTTTGGCTGATGGTAGAGTTAATAATGCAGTTTATCCAGATAGTGGGAAGCCACGGTTATTCATAAGATTTGACGCCCCCGAAAAGACTCTAACAGGGGCGGCTGTAGTGGCTAAAGCTTATGAAGATGCTAATTTTGAGGCGTTTAAAGTTTGATAAATATTTTGCCAATACTCATGACCTTGTTGGGTTTCTCTCCAAACGAACATGAACAATAAGTTGTTCCAATTATCTTCATTTATATTATCAACAATCCACTGTGCAGCTGATTGGTCAATTTCCGCGATTCTTTTGATGTATTCGTTTGGCCACTTGCGTGTTGGTTCTGGATCATACTCGATCCAATCTGATATCCATTCGAGATTTTCATTGTAGTTTTCAGAATAGGTGCCATCAGGGAAACGTTCGACAGTCGCAGGATATCCTGTAGTTCTTAAATACACCCGGCAGACTGGTTTTGGTTGGGATAAAAGGTAGTCACATTCGCTACGCCATGTGGGATTTTCGCAAATTACATATTGTTCTAGGTCATCGTAATATACTTTAACTTCACAACCAGTCAGAAGCCATTCCACCATAAGCGCTGCGTGCGGGTGTTTGCTATTTACTCTAATATATTCAATTACATCGTTGTTGTTCATTTTAAATTAGCTCCAAGTTGTTAGATGAAACACCACTATAGATGAATTAATCACCATTGTCAAATATTTTCAAAGTCGTTTGGTAATTCACGTTTTGGTGCAACTGGCAGAACGCTGAAATCCGGTGATTTTATTGGTTCAGCGGCCAGAGTTCTCAGTGAGTTTGCGAGGTTGTTTATTTCCTCAAATTTCCCATGCGGGATGCGAACTTGAACTCTTGCAACACTTCCATCGCCAAAATATTTTACTTTTTTGAATGGGTATGGGTTGACAGAATCAGGATGAAAGCCGGTCACAAAACTGTCCAGAACGGCTTTTATTGTGGGCATGTCGTTTACGTGAACGACTATGAAAACTAGTTCAGTTTTAGTATCAAAATTATCCGATGTTGGTTTGGTGTCATTTAATTTTTTATTATATAGTTTCGCATACCCTTTTATGCACTCTACGCACCCACCACTAGCAGTATATCTATCGGATAAATGACCTTTATTGCATGGTTTCCCAGTATTGTATTTAGATAATCCAGCCATTGCGGCAGTCCATCTTTCACCTTGCTGCATTATGATATATCTCCATTGGGTATTCCATTAGCATACTCTATAAAATCTTTAACATTTCTGCGAGGTACTACAAATGTTGCATTCTCGCAAGGTTTCGATGAATTTAACCTCAATTTTAAATACTCGACGTTATATAATTGTAGAAAAAGTTGCGCCATATCGAATAAATATCGATAGTTTTGTACCGAATTTTTAACAATAACTGATTTAGTAAAATGATTTGCCGATACCCTTAATTTTGTCAATTTCTTCTGTCTTTCCCACTGGCTGTTTCTAGAATTACGCAAATTACAACCACAACATGTACCGCTGGAAGTATATCTATAATCTAAATGACCAAATTTACATGGGACTCCTGTGTAATATTGTTTTAATCCTAAAACTTTCGATTCGCTTCTTTTCATATTATCTCCTAAATTAAGCAATATATCATATAATTTTACACGTTGCAAGAAAGTTCAGGGTGTTATGCTGATATGCAGTATTCATGCGTATTACAGTCTGATTCTGTATAATATGACACATCGTTTTCCATTCCCCTCTCTTTTTATAATCCTGTATATAATAGTAATACATCTATATATGTATGAGGTTCGTATTCTATACAGCAATTCTAATATTTTTAGGGTAACGGGGTATATAGAGAGGAAAGCCAATAGAATAGCCATACCCCGTAAATTTTTAACTTTGGGGTGTTCTGGGGTAACAGGGTACGTGTTATTATTGTGAATATGAACGACAAACAGAAGCGCTTTATCATTGAGTATTGCAAAGATGAGAATGGAACTCAGGCAGCAATACGCGCTGGATATTCTGAAAAGACTGCGCAAGAGCAATCTTCTAGGCTGTTATCCAATGTTATGGTTAGAGAGGAAATAGCCGCTAGAATGAGTGAAATAGCCGCTGCAGCCTCAATTACTGTGGAGGCGGTGCTCAAAAAGTGGTGGGAAATTGCCTCGGCCGATCCTAATGAATTGATGCAGTTACGGCGCGTGAATTGCCGCCATTGCTGGGGATTCGATCACGCCTACCAGTGGACTAAAGCTGAGTATGAAAGAGCTTGTCAGATTGCCATTAATCGCGGACAGGATGCACCTGACGGTATGGGAGGTTTCGGCTATCTGGTTAATGGATCAGCGAATCCCGAATGTCCTGAATGCGGCGGGAATGGGCAGGAATTAATACACTTCGAGGACACAAGAAAGCTCAGAGGATCAGCCAAAACCTTGTTTGCAGGCGTTCAAAAGACCAAAGACGGCCTCAAGATACTTACGAGGGACCAGGATGCAGCCTTGCTCAATATAGCGCGTTACTTGGGCATGTTGGCGGAACGTAAAGAGCCTGATGACGTAAAATTCCCAAGCACGATTGAGTTTAGGATCATAGATGCTTGACATTTCACGACCTCAAGGTGAGTTCATCACATCAATACATCCATTTCCAGCGATTATTGGCGGTTTTGGGTCTGGTAAGAGTCAAGCAGGCAGCTATCGGTTATTAAAATTATTGATGCCAGAACCAGGTTTAAGAGTGTCGCACTTCTTCCCGTCGTACAAGCTGGCAAAGCGGCGCGGATTGGTCGGTTATACCAAAGATTTAGAGCGTATGGGGATAGATTATCGATTGAATAAATCAGATATGACAATCTATGTCCCGCAAGTTGATGGGACTATATTTCTCGAAACTTATCATGAACCTGATGCTATCGTGTCGTTTGAGGTTGCGCATGCGGTCGTGGATGAGCTTGACACCCTCGAGCTTGAAAAGGCCGAATATGTTTGGAAAAAGATAACCGAGCGCGTGCGGCAAACATGCAAAGGAATAAATACGCTAGGATGCGTAACGACTCCGGATCAGGGCAAGGCTGGGTTCTGTTTCAAAAAATGGGGCAGTGAAGATGCGCTAAAAAATGGGTATCATTACATTCGTGCGAGCACGCGAAGTAACCCATTCCTACCACCTGGTTATGCGGACCAAATTACTCAGAATTATGACAAAGTAGCGGTAGAAGCGTTTGTCGAAGGCGGCTGGGTAGCGTGGAATCAGACTGGTTTGATATATCGGGACTATGGGCCTGCGAATTACACCGATACTGTGATCGCCGCACACGAACAACTCTTATGGTTCCATGATTTTAACTACACCCCGCTGTCTTCGGGTATCGCTGTTCGCCGGGGAAACTCACTTTTCCTGCTTGATGAGATAATCTTGACATCAGCAGTGGCGCGCCAATCTGCGCTTGAATTTGTGGAAAAATTTAAAACACATCAGAATAAAAACGTGTTAATTTACGGTGATCCTGCGGGTCGTGCTGGTGAAAAGCATGGGCACCAATCTGATTACACGGAAATCGAATCTGTTTTACGTTCGCATGGTTGGAAGTTTGAGCGGCGTGTCAAGATGTCCACCAGATCGATCAAGGATGGGCAGAATGCCGTACGGGCAAAGGTTCTGAACGCTAAGGGTGAATCCTCGTTATTTGTCAATCCTCATCGGGCGAAATGGATTCACGACGGTTTTACGCGATGCAGATTAAAAGATGGATCGACGTTTTTAGAAGATGATTTCGATGATCATCAGCACATAATGTCAGCAGTACGATACATGGTTGATTACGAATTTCCTGTTTTGGGTGGAGGTGGCGGTGTCAGACGTAACTAGCATAAGCGCAACATGCGCGGCGGGGATGGCGTCCAGAGAGCTTGAACGGGCGCTGATGGGTGGTACAAATGAAATGCGAGCGCAGAGTGAGAAGTTCACGCCGCGCTACGACGGCGAGGATGTTGAGTCTTATAAAACGCGCCTGAACTGTACATTTTTATTCAACGCATTTGCCGAAGCGGTGCGTTCTAGCGCAGGTAAAGTTCTGTCAAGGGATGTGATACTCGATGCCGATGTGCCTTCGCAGATAGCCAATCTGGCATCGAATATTGATGGTCAAGGGCGCAATTTGACGGCATTTGCGCTTGATACATTCGTCGACGCCATGAGCGATGGTTTGAGCTTCATTTTTGTGGATTTCCCCGAGATACTTGGGCAGTTCGATAAGCCGCCGCTGCTATCCGATCAAATCGCACAAAACGCGCGTCCATATGCAATTCTCTACAAAGCCGATCAGATTATCGGTTTTAAACATGCCAACATCGAAGGGTTTGAGCAACTAACGCAAATTCGCATTCATGAGATTGTTACAGAACCCTCGGGCGATTGGGGTGAAATACAAATCGAACAAATTCGGGTGCTCAACCGAGGATCGTTTGAACTTTGGCGCAAAGACTCAAAAGATGAATGGATTTTGTTCAAGGATGGGGTAACGAGTTTGCAATATATCCCTATCGTTCCATTTTATACGCATCGTACGGGTTTTATGACCGGAACACCGCCGCTAAAATCGCTTGCGGAACTAAATCTCGAGCATTGGATAAGCTCGTCAGATCAGCGTAAAGCGTTGACTTTCGCACGGTTTGCCATGATGGTGTTTACTGGTGTGCAATCAGGCGCAATCGCTAAAGTAGGGCCGGATGTTGTCGTGGAATTGGCCGAACCGAACGCTAAGTGGGGTAAGATAGAATCTTCGGGGTCGGGTATTGCCGATGGTCGTTTGGATTTGGAAGCGCTTGAGAATAAAATGCAACACGCCGGAATGACGATCAATATTCAAGATGCTCAGGGTAATATCACGGCGATGGCGGCTGCTATTAATAGCGACGATGTGAACGCGCCATTGATGGCATTGGCCGGAGCGCTTGAAGATACGCTAGATCAAATGTTGCAGATATTCGCAGATTACCTGGGCTTGACGGATGGCGGATCGGTCACAGTCAATAAGCAGTTCGGGCGGCGCAAATCAACGGCAACCGTGCAAGATTTGATATTGTTGGGTAATGCAGGGTATCTCGATGGTCAAACGATATTGAGTGAGCTTAAACAACGCGGAGATTTGAGCGAGGATTTGGATTTGGAAGAAGTTGCACGTAGGATTCGAGAAACTCCACCAAACTTATTGGGATAGAAATGACAACGATTGCTTATAAAGATGGCGTGATTGCTTATGATTCACGTATGACTTCCAGAGATATAGTTGTTGATGACGAGTTTCAAAAGATGTTTGTAAATGATGATATGAATATCTTCTATTGCGGGAACGTAGGGGATTTGGAGGAATTTGTAAATGCAGTATTCAATGATGTAAAAGTTGAACGATATTTGGATTGCGAATCGTTCCTGATATCGAGTAATAAGTTATATGCACTCGATATTTGCGATAATAGGGTTCGCAGAATATCGTTGCGATTAGACAATCATTATGCAATTGGATCGGGTCGAAGACTGTCATTAGCATATATGGATACCGGGATGACCGCCGAAGAAGCTGTGCGTGCGACATGCAAGCGTGATATCTACACTGGCGGAACTATCAGGACATTCAAGATTGATAGATAAACTCATATCCTTTACGCTTGATCTGAATCGGCTTGATGCGGCCACAAAGCATAAGGTTATTAAGATAATCAACGCGGCGCAAAAAGAGCTTATATCCGATCTTGCGAGTAAAAATCTGACGGCGTTTGGAAAGGCGCGCCGGGATGCCTTGCTTAAAGATGCGCGAAATATTATTGAATCGTACTACGCACAAGCTCAGATGGAATTATTCGACACGCTCGAACCGATACCAGAGCTAACCGCCAAGCAAACTGTAAAAGCGCTGCAATCCAAACTACCGGCGAGTATTGAAGCCGCCCTACCGACCGAGAATGTATTTAAATCATTGGCAAGTGACTCGCTGGTTTTGGGTGCCACGAGTGCGGAATGGTGGAAGAAGCAATCCGCCGATACAGTTTTTCGTTACAATTCTGCCGTTCGCCAAGGCTTAACGCTGGGCGAATCAAACGGTCAAATAATATCGCGTGTCCGGCAAGTTTTAGATATTTCAAGGCGTAATGCATCGGGCCTGGTTCAGACTTCGGTATCTACTGTAGCCAACGCATCACGACAAGCGACATTTGAGGCTAACGACGATATTATAAAAGGCACAAAATGGATATCAGCGCTTGATTCCAGGGTGTGCGAATTATGCTTGGCACGTGCAGACAAAGAATGGGATAACACCGGTAAGCCAATTGGTCATGGCATTCCGTTTTCAACGCCACCGATCCATTACAATGACCGGTGCATTTTGACGGCCGTAACCAAAACTTTCCGCGAGCTTGGGGTTGATATCGATGAGCCACCGGTCACGACGCGAGCGAGTGTTGATGGCCAAGTATCGGCTAAAACTACCTTTGACGACTTCCTGATGCGTAAGGGCGAGGCTTGGCAGAATGAGACTTTAGGTAAAGGGCGTGCGGATTTATGGCGAGAAGGTAGGATCTCGCTTGAGAATTTGATTGATGGTAGTGGGCAACCTTTGACAGTTGCCCAGTTGCGGGCTAAGTATGGCTAATCAAACCAAACTGATACAGTGTATCCAGTTTCATCAGTAGCGGCTTCGCAGAAATCGCTCAGGATTGTGGCGGTATAATCAAAATCAGAATCACTAATGTTCGCTAAATCAATATTCAATTCGCTGCATATTAAACATAACGTACCCCATGGGGCTACTCCTAAATTAACATTATTCATAACATGAGCATTTTCAATACTTCCGAACTTCATGTTCATTCTTTCTGATAGTGTTTTCATTTCTATATCTCCATTTCGTTAATTGATGAATCCAGTATAGATGATTAATTCACCAATTACAAATAAAATATTTTTATAGTTGTTGCGCGAACCATAAGTAAAAGCTTATACTTGCATTTAACGTGGCAGAGCCACAATACCTAGAGGGTTGATAATGTCAGAAGATTTGCCACCAGTAGATGTAGATGCACAAATTAAAGCGGCTGTAGATGCTGCAACAGCAGGCCTCGCAGCTAAAAACGCTCAATTATTGGGTGAGCTTAAAACGGATCGCGAGAAGTTGAAAAGTTTTGACGGCATTGACCCTGTAAAGGTTAAAGAATTGATGGCCAAGTTTGATGGTGATGAAGACAGCAAACTCATCGCCGAAGGTAAGATCGAAGAACTTCTCAATAGAAAGTATGAGAAGCGTGATAAAGATTGGCAAGCCAAGCTGGATGCAGCAATCGCAGAGCGGGACGCTGCAAAAGGTAAGGCTGACAAGTTTTTGCAATCGGTTTTAGATGATCGATTGCGCGAAGCGTTTAACGGTAAGGTGGAACCGAGTTCCATGAAGGCAGCGTTGCTTGAGGCAAAGTTGATATTTAAGCTGGATGATGAAGGGCGGGCGGTACAATTTGATGAGGATGGAAATGTCGTTTTGGGTAAAGACAAAACACCTTTCAGCCCTGCAGAATGGATCACGTCTGACACCACCAGAAAGGAGTCACCCTATCTATTCCCGGTTACGGGCAGTGGTAGCGGGGCTACTCAAACAGGCTCGGGCAAAACGACCGTGGATATTATGAAATTATCACCCACAGAACGTATGAACCTAGCACGAAAAACCTAAATTTAAAGGAAATTTGTCATGGGACTGACGCTGCTAGAAGCTGCAAAGTTAGACACAAATAATCCGCTCCGATCCGGTGTTGTGGAGTTATACGCCGGTTCAAGCGACATTTTGATGAACCTGCCGTTCGAGAACATCCAAGGGCGTGCGCTGCCATACAATCGCGAGGCTGCGATGCCTGGTATCGGTTTTCGCGGTATTAATGAGTCGTACACGCCGTCGACTGGTGTCTTGAATCCCCTCGTTGAGATTCTTGTGATTGCCGGTGGTGAGTTGGATGTTGACGGCTTCCTGGTTAAAACTGGACCAGCTAATGTCCGAACTACTCACGAGGCCATGAAAACTCGTGCGTTGTCGTTGTCCTGGACTCGCAAATTTATCAAAGGCGATGCGACATCTGATCCGCGCGAATTTGACGGTATCCAAACCCGTTGTACCGGCAACCAAGTTATCGATGCCGGATCGACTGCGAATGGTGCTGCTCTCAGTTTGGCTGTGATGGATGCCGCTTACGATCAAACTTACAATCCTACCCATTGGATTATGTCCAAGGCGATGGCGCGTAAATTTGGCGCTGCTGCTCGTGATATCGACGTATCCGGCAACATCAGTTCGACCGTTGATCAATTGGGCCGCCCGGTGCGCACGTATGCAGGTTTGCCAATATTGACTGTCGATCTGGATAATGAACAGAACCAGATTCTGCCGTTCGGCGAAGCTGCTGCGTCCGGTACAGATACTGCCACATCGGTGTATTGTGTGGGCATGGGTTCGGATAGCCTGACCGGTATCCAAAACGGCCAAATGATGGTTAACGACCTGGGTGAGTTGCAATCTTCGCCAATTTTCCGCACTCGTATCGAGTGGTACACCGGATTGGCGGCTTTCAATGCTCGTTCGATCACGCGCATCCGCTATGTTGGCAACCTTGCCATCGTTAAATAAGGGGTAATGTCATGGGTAATATTTATTCTCAGTTTCAATTTGACGGTGATCTGGAACTTAAAGCCGCAGGTGCGTTAACCACGTCAACCGACGGTGATATTCTTGATTTGGGTGCCGGTTTGATCGACGGTTATGTGGTTCTGGATGTCAGTGCAGTGGAGATTGGCACGGGTAATGAGATTTTCACAATCTCGCTAGAAGGTTCAAATACTGCAAGCATGGCATCCGGTTCGGTATGCTTAGCCAAGAAAGTGTTCGGGAACCTGGTTGTTCCGATGGATGCCGCACTGTCAGCTGCTGGCCGCTACGTCATCCCATTCCGCAACGAAGAGGGTGGCACTCTGTATCGCTACGTTCGCCTGTCGACTCTGATTGCTGGTGGTATTTCGACCGGTATCAGCTTCTCCGCATTTATCGCAGCGTCCTAAGGAGATTGACATGCCTACAAGAAATGTAGAAGTGCGGAAGAAAGTCAACGCTAATATAGAGAAGCGAAAATTGATCGATTTTGATCAATCTTCGCCAATCGAAGAAATTGGCACAGTGCCTGATGCGGTTAAAGCTTATGTTGTAGCTACCGAATATGGCGATAGTCTGGTACATCGTACCGTATTGACTTGTACCGCCGTACCGTTATCTATCGCCGATGATGCGGGTGTAGCGCAGTATGGTGGGGTTAAACTTTACACCTTCCCCGAAGGGTTGATCTTCACAAAAGGCGCGATAATTTCCGGTAACCTGAAGTTAGGTGTTACCGGTACGATTATCGATGCGTTTACTGGAGTCAACGCACTGGGATCGGTTACAGCTAGCACCGGGGCAACGCTTGTGAGCACCGAAGCTACATACTTGCAATCCACTGCAAATGCTACTGCGGCAAGTAAAGTGGCAGCCATCAGTTCTGTGAGCATTGCTACAGCATTGACTGAATCATCGTCGCGCATTGTTGATGGTACCAGCACGCCAGCGCCGGTATTCCTAAACTTTGCGATTGCTGATGACGCTTCGCACACGGCTGGAACCGGTACGTTCACTGGAACTGTTACAATTTCCTGGGAAAAGATAGGGGATAAATAATGGTTACAATTTACAATGCATCTACAGGTGAGCCGAAAACGCTGGATATGGTAGACGCGCGCGAGCATGTTGCGTCCGGTCGGTGGGGATTCGGCCTACCAGAGCCTACCGAAGCCGCTGATGTAGTCGATACCACTAGCGCGGAAGCTTACGACGAACGCATGGAAGCATTTAATGCCGCCATGCAGACCGCCGAAGCCACCCCGCAAGTGCAAGCTCGTAAGAGTAAAAAATGACGCTAATTGTCGAGGATGGTTCGGTAGTTGCGAATGCGGAATCTTATGTGACTGTCGCACAGTTTAAAACGTACTGTGACAATCGCGGGGTTTCGTACGTCGCAACTACCGATACTCAAATCGAACAGAATGCGCGCAAAGCTTTCGACTACCTGCTGCAAAGATATCGTGGCGCCTGGAAAGGATACCGGAAGGATGCGACTCAAGTTGGCGATTGGCCGCGCTCTTTTGTGTATTTGGAGCCGGTAGTTAACGGTTTACCGGGGTCATACCCATACCTTGTACCAGAGGATTCAATACCGTTCGAGGTTCGCAACGCTCAATGCGAATTGATGGTGCGGGTAGTGTCTGCCGATTTGATGCCAGATTCGGGACAGCTTGAGCAGTCCGTGACGGTCGGGCCTATCAGCGTGACATACAATCCTAACGCTATTTCGCCCGATCCGGTTTATGGTGTTGTTGACGGGTATCTAAAACCATATTTGCTCGGAGGTGGTGCTGCGGTTGCAACTCGTAAGGTGTTGCGGGCATGACTGGGTATAATTACGCTAATATTGCAGCAACGGCGTTGCGCATGATCGCGCGGTTTGGGCAAGCCGTAACTATCACAAGCCGTATGCAAGGTGCGTATAATGCATCCACAAGTGCGGCTACCGTGACTGAAACGACACAAATCTCACGCGGGGTTTTGGATCAGTACAAATGGCGCGAGATTGACGGTTCGCTTGTAAAAGCAGGGGACATTAAATTGATCATCGCGGCGAAAGGTTTGAGCGCTCCGGCGATAAATGACAGCGTTACATTAGCGGATGGCTCGAAATTGACAATTAAAAATGTCGACGTGGTATCACCTGGGGCAACTCCGATAATTTATATTTGTCAGGTGCGGCGATGAGTTTTTCAAGCGATATCGCGCGATTTGTAGCAAAAACCACTCGCAAAAATAACGCAATTGTGCGCAAAATTGTCATTGATCTGGGCACAAGCTTGGTGCTGAAAACACCCGTCGGAAACCCTACTTTGTGGCAGAATCCAGAGGGTGCACCAGAAGGTTACGCGGGCGGCGCGGCGCGCGCGAATTGGCAATATGGCAATGGTGAAATGCCAGAAGGTGTTCTGGATTTAATTGATAAAGGTGGTAATTCTACAATTAATCGTATCATTGGAGGCGTGCAGGCGTCGCCCGCTGCGTCGATTCATTGGATAGCTAATAATTTGCCATACATGAAGCGGCTTGAGGAAGAATGGTCTAAGCAAGCACCTCAGGGCATGCTGCGCTTGACGGTTACAGAGTTTGAGCAAACGGTCAGGGATGCTATTAAAAATGTCAACTAGCACGATTAGACAAGCTCTTGAAACTGCATTGCTGACAATATCGCCGTCGATTGACACGGTATTCGAGAATGCAGAATACACGCCGGTCGTTGGTACGCCATATCAGCGTGTATTTTTCTTGTTTACGAATCCTGATAACGAATACATCGGGCGAAGATTTAATCAACGCGGGTATATGCAGGTTATTTTGAGTTACCCTGAATTGGTTGGTTCGGCCACCGCCCAATCGCGCGCAGAGGCGATTCGCAGTAAGTTTAAATCGGGTCAAAAATACTCGACCGTTTCGATTGACAGAACGCCAAAGATCGGGGACGGCGATAGTCAAGATGGGCGGTACGTGTTGCCAGTGTTTGTAAACTTTTTCCAACATATACAGGAGAGTTAAAATGTCAGAACCAATTCTAATGCTGGCAACCAGCGTAGAGATTAGCAGTACCCTTGGTACACCAAAAACTATTACGGCTATCAGCAAAGCGAGCGAGGCTGTTATTACCGCAACTCACGACTTCTCAATCGGGGATATCATTTTGATCGATGCGGTGGTCGGTATGACTGAAATTAATAAAATTCCAGTGCGTGTCAAATCGGTATCTACCACGGTATCTTTTGTGGCCGAGGGATTGGATAGCACCAATTTCACGACTTATGTGTCTGGGGGCACTGCTACCAAAATTACCGCATTCTTGTCGTTCGATACGTTGACGACGTTCAACTTCCCCGAACCTCAGCCAAATAAAAAAGACACAACTACAATTCACGCATCGACCGCAACCGAAGTATTCGGCCTTGATAGCCCGGTGACCGTTTCGATGGATTGTCACTCTCAACCGCTCGACACAACAATTGCGCGCGTGCGTACGGTATCCAAAGCCAAAACAGCAGCGGTATTACGTGCGACCATGCAGAACGGCAATGTGTTGCTGCTTAATGCATACTGGGCGGGCGGTCGTGGATTTGACGGGTCTGCTGGTGAAGTTGCTAAATCGCAAATTTCACTGACAGCATTGAAAGACGAACAATGGTTTGCAGCATAATGAGTAACGAACAGCTAATCGCACAGTTGCGCAAGGCGCGCGAGTTTGAGGTTACGGTAGGACATATTACCTTTTACGGGGAGTGCCCTACTTACTCGAAGCTCATGCGTATTATCAATTCTACAGAAGATGATTCGGCCGATGCTGTGATGGCGTTTAAAGCTGTCAAAAATTGGATTGGTGCGACGGAAGCCGACATTATCGCAGGTGGTGATCCTGGCAAAGAGCTTGAATTTGATCGGAAGCTTTTTGAAGAGGTGTTATTTGATCGTGCCGATTGGTGGAAACCAATATCGATGGAAATAACGAAGTCTGTTATGGCGCGGCAAATGATTAAGGAATCTGAAATAAAAAACTTGTCTGCTGGTACGATAACGAAGCCCTTAAGCGAATAAAAAGGGCAAAAAACATCGTATCAGCGGTAGAATTATCTGAAAATAATCAAATAGCCATGAATGTATGGCATTTGATGGGTAAAGAAATAGATTGGAATGCGCTGGATTTACTATTTCAATATTTTGAGGTTGATGATAGTGAACTGGTGCTAGATTCTCTGCTGTACATTAGACAAAGGAGCGGTTAAATGGCTGTTGATGTCGCAAGTTTAGCGCTCCGTGTCGATGCTCTCGAAGTCAATCAGGCTTCGGAAGCGATGAAGCGTTTGCAAAAATCCGGTTCTGATGCGGAATCAGGACTCAAATCATCTACCGCCGGAATAGTTGCTGGATTTCAGAAAGTAGCGGGGCAAGCGGCAATTCTTGTGGCGGCATTCCAAACGATATCTGGAGTCTCTCGTAATTTCGTTGAGTTTGACAAATCCATCGCTTTGATATCCACACAGCTTGGGGATGCTACTGAACAGACTAAAGAGTTTGAGTCGGCTAGTAAATCGTTGGCATTACAATTTGGTACTAAGCTTACTGACCAATCCGCAGCGTTTTACGAAGTTTTGTCAGCAGGTATTACAGATACCAAACAAGCAACAGACCTACTTGTGGAAGCTAACAAGCTTGCAATCGGTGGTAACGCTCAACTAGCCACGACGATCGACGGTTTGACCTCAATCATGAAAGGTTATGGTGATAAGGTTAAGGACGTTAGCGACGTTAGTGATGGATTCTTTACCGCAGCGCTTGCTGGTAAAACCACCATCGAAGAATTGGCAGAAGGTCTTGGTAGAGTCGTACCAATCGCAGAAACTCTCAATGTTACATTCGATGAGCTGTCCGGGTCCGTCGCTGCATTGACTCTATCGGGCATATCCACAAGAGAAGCGATTACCGGTGTGCGTGGAATATTGGCGGCAGTAGTTAAGCCATCGGCGGAAGCGGCTGAAGAAGCCAAGCGGCTCGGGCTGGCATTCGATGCAAACGCCGTGAAAGCCAAAGGGTTTGCAGCGTTTCTTGAGGATATTAAGCAGAAAACCGGCGGTTCCACTGCATCCATGGCATTACTGTTTGGTGGCGTCGAATCCCTGCTGCCAGCGTTAGCCTTGACGGGCAATGCCGGAATCGAGTTCAACAAGATCATGGAGCAAATGGCCAATAAAACAGGCATTGCGCAGGAGTCGTTCGAGAAAATGAACAATTCCGATAGTGCTAAAATTGACCGACTGTTTGCGGCTGTAAATTCGATATCAATCACATTGGGTGGGACTTTATCAAGCATACTCACGCCTGCTGCTGAGGGTGCTGCGAGCGCACTTAATAAGTTATTTGGTTCTGTGGCTTTGAGCGGCGTGCAGAAACAAGAAAAGCTGATCGATAGTTTACAATCAAAGCTTGAGCGGATGAAAGGGATTAATGCGGTTTTCCCAGTCGATAATCTGATCTTTAATAAAAAAGACTTTGCAGAACTCGAATTTCAGCTTGAAACCGCCAAACAAGATTTAAAAGATTTGCTGGAAGTTAAGCAAGAGATTGTAAAACCAGGAAAAAAGCCGAATGCGGGGCTAACCCCAAACGATCCACCTACTGGAAAGGACTCTAAATCTGGCAAAAAAGAAGCGATAAGCGAATCGCAAAGATTCCTTGAGACTTTGCAAAATGAGGCGCGCGAGGCGGGCGTGACGGGTATTGCATTGTTGCAATTGAAATCTGAGTATCTTGGAGTTGCAGATTCAGCTGCCCCGTTTATCAAAAAGATGCGGGAATCAGAAGCTGCTTTAACTGCACAAAAAGATACAGCTGCTCAGTATGCTCGTGATTTGGATAAAGTCAAAAATATCACAAACGAGGTTGCAACTGCCGAGGATATTTTTATCGCAAAACAGAATGAATTGAACAGGCTGTTAAGCACCGGACTGCTTGATCCTGGTACTTATTTTAAAGCTTTGGAAAAAGCTGGTGATGATTTGAGTAAAACTACTCAGACTGGCGCTCAGGATTTCAAACAACTAGAATTTGCAGTACAAGGGTGGGGGCGTAATGCCGCCGATGCTCTTGTCGAGTTTGCCACCAGTGGTAAGGCTTCATTCTCAGACTTTGCAACATCAGTGTTAAAGGATATTTTGAGAATGAGCATCCAAATGCAGCTTATTACTCCATTGTTCCAATCACTACAGTCGTTTTTTCCAGGCGGGTCCGGCGGCGGTGCTGCGGCATCCACAAATGCAGCGTCGAGTGTGTTTAGCAATTTGTTTAAGGGTGGTCGTGCGAACGGTGGCGGCGTATCGCCTAATTCCATGTATCAAGTAAATGAACGCGGAATACCTGAAATGCTGCTATCTGGTGGCAAACAATTCTTGCTTACCGCCAATCAATCGGGCAACGTGGTACCGTTGAAGTCAAGCGCAGGATCGGGCGGGGGAGTTATTGTGAACTTGATCGAATCTCCGGGCAAAGGCGGCACGACGAAACAATCTCAAACTGCGAGCGGCGGTATCCAGCTTGATATTATGGTCGATCAGCTTGTCGCTAAAAAGCAGGCGGAACAAGGCAGCGCTACGAATAAATCACTACGTAATAACTATGGTTTATCTAACCAGTTGGTGATGCGATGAGTGTTCCTGTTTGGCCTACAACATTGCCTGTCGAGTTACTCATGCGCGGGTATAGTCAAACTGCTGCGGATGTAACGTTGCGCAGTTCGGTAGATGCAGGTCCAGCCAAAATTCGCCGCCGCTTTACTGCCGGAGTGCAGCCGATAACTGGCAATCTAATATTGAGTGGTGTGGAACTTGGCTATTTGCGGACGTTTTTCGATACCACTCTACTGGGCGGTTCGTTACGATTCACATGGCGAGAGCCGGTTACGCTAGTATCCAAAGAGTTCAGATTTACGTCCCCGTTAAAATGGAGTTGCGATAACGGATATTATGATGTAAGCTTGGAACTTGAAATGCTACCTTAATTTTTGGAGAATGATATGAGAACAATCTTATTTGGGATTTTGATGTTAATGGCCGGTTTTGCAAATTCAGCACGATTTGAAGTGGCCAAGGATGGCGAAGTTGGCGCGTATTTTGTGGGTGCGATTGCTGGTTATGAAAATCTCATGACGGCTAATTTTTCAGATTCTGATAATGATTCGCCATACATATCAAATCGGGCACCGACTGGCCAATATTTTAGTTTTGGCAATCACTCTGCAGGTTCGCAAGTTGTATTAATCGACAAAGTTATTGATACAAATGATTGGTTTTACTCAATCGATGCGTTCAATAACGATGGTATTAAGCATATAGCCTATTCATCGTTCACACTTTTTGACAATACGCCGTATGAAATATCCGGACTGATGGTGGGTTTTGAGGATTTATACGGAGGTGGCGATTTGGATTTTAATGATCACGTTGTGTTTTTTACAAATATCACTGCGGTTCCAGAACCCGAAACTTACTTGATGTTCATGCTAGGCTTAGGGTTGTTGTCAGTCAAAGGGGTTGTGGGAAGGGCGACGAATAATAGTCGTAAAATTCTAGCCGCATTGTGTATAGTTATACCATTCGCCGTGTTATGTTACATTGGCCTACTGATACTCATTCCGAGATAGTGTCGATATGACTAAAAATTATTTTAACTGTACAATTAAATTCAAATGGTGGTTTTGGTGCTATTTAACATACATATATGTCGGTCATTTACTATTCAAATCGAAACTGGATATAGAGAAATTTAATAAAAAAGTTGAAAGTTCAATGATTGTGACCCTAACCAATGTCAATCTCAGTTAATTTCCGCAGTTCGGCGTATGCCTCTGAAACGGGGCGTGTTCCGATTTTGCTCATAACGTTCGATCATGCGGACATGGATGTTCCAATTCGTATAAGCACTGATCCTACGCAAAGAGTTTTGGAAACTGACGAGATTATTGCCTATGGCACAATCAGCCGGGGAGATACGTTCACATTTCTACCCGTGTCGTTCAAGCTTCCTGATGATACCGACACCGGGCCTGGAAATATGCAAATCGAGCTTGATAATGTCGATCGTGCGCTTATCGAAACTA